GACCCCCGAGGAGTTGATCGGCTGGAGCGCCTACTTCAAGGTGATCAACGACGAGCAGCAGAAGGAAATGGATAAAGCACGCCGCCGCCGCTAAAGTAAGAAAACAGGTACGTCGGTCTGACTGTGGCTTACAGAGCTGAAATAGAGATCGGCGTAAAGGGCGCAAGGAAATTATCAGACTTAAAGGATCAAATAGATGTACTTGCTGAAAAGGTTGATTTAGTACAGGAGAATTTTCGTCCTTTTATTCAAACTGTTAAACGCTTTGAAGACAATTTATCTAGTGCTACTAGAACGCTTAGAAATGTCCGGCTTTCGACTGACGATGAACGGGTAGCGATTGAGCAGTATGTTCAGGCTCTTGGGGAGGCTAATGCTGTAAGAGCAAGGCAAAACAGTTTAATTGATCAGCAGATAGCCAAACAAACTGCGGCTAATAGAGTTGTCCGCGAAGCATCTACTGGTTTTTCAGCAGCTAGGTACGGACCTCAAGTACCGGCTGGCACAGGTAGACAAGGTGACCCAGAGTTTGCTTCATCGCCTATTGAGCAGCGCACACAAAGGTTGCTTCAAGCTCAAAGAGAAGAGTTAGAGCTAAAAGAAGCTTTAAGGAAATTAGACGAGCAAAAAATTAGAGATCAAAATACTCAGCTAGATCTACAGGCAGAACTTGTTAGTGTTTTAAACAGAACCAGGGACGCCGCAAGGTTTAGAGCAGCCCAACCTACTCAACAGCTTTCACTGCCTGCTTTTAGAGAACGCGGTCTTCAGCTGCTTGATGATTCTGTAAAAGCGAATGAAAGCCAGCTTCGCATTGAGCAAGCGTTGAATGGTGAGAGAGCACGAGGCGTCCGTTTTCTTCAAAAACAAGCTGAAGAAGAAAGACGGCAACTAGAACTAGGTATAGCAGGCGTTTCTAGGACAAACTTATTACCTGCTAATGCCCAACGTCAAGAGCAGGCTCTCGCCGCAGCAGCTGCAAAGCAAACTGAACGCCTTGCAATAGAACAACGCATACAAACTACAGCGGCATCTACTGTAACACAGTACAACTTAAAGCTAGGTCTTTTACAGCAGATGGCTGCCATAGGCCGTCGAATACAGCAGAGCACAGAGCAAGAGTTAATAAACCAACGCCGTATCACCCGGCAGGTAAAAGTTCGTAGAGGAAGGGAAAGGCAACGTCGAAGCAGAGAAGCTCTAGGTAGCGGTATCATTGGCGGTGCATTTCCTTTGCTGTTTGGCCAAGGCGCTGGCGCGTCTTTTGGTGGTGCGGCGGGCGGTTTTGCCGGAGGTTTACTTGGGGGCCAGTTTGGCTTTGGTTTGAGTCTAGTTGGTACTCAAATAGGTGCATCATTTGACCAACTTACTGAGAATGCAACTAATCTAGGTAAGGCGCTTAATCCTTTAACCGCTGATGTCGATCAAATTATTCAAAGAGCTGGAGCAGCTAATACAGAGTTTGCAAAAACTATAAAATCGCTCGATGACACTAAACAAGCTGGCCAAGCTTTAGACTTAGCTACACAAAAGTTAGCACAAGAAATAGGGGTAAAAGGAGTACAAGCATTAGAAAATTTAGGGAGCGAATCCACCAAACTACAAAGTCAGCTTGAAATTTTGGGCACTAAGGTGCTTGCGTTTGTTTCTGGGCCTTTAGCAGCTTTTATAGCAGAAATCAACAAAGGTTTAGAGAGCCCTCAAGCACAGCAGATCCAGACATTAAACCAAGCTAGGAGCGAGTTTTTTGCCGGTACTGCGAGCCCTGAAGTGACTGCTCTTTTTGAAGAGCGACGTTCTCTTGAGGGGCCTCAGGCAGAAAGAAATAAGCGTCGAGTTGAGATTGACGAAGAGATAGTTCAACTAATTAATGAGCAAAACGCCGGTTTAGATAGGCAGGCAGCGGTTATCGCCAATAATACTGATTTACAGAATTTAAAAAGAACATTTACCGAACAAGAGTCGATAATTAACGGTCTTATTATTGACGACCTACAGCAGCAATTTGTTATATTAAGCGGCAATAAGAGCCTTTTAAAAGATGCTGTGTACGAAGCGGTTAAAAATAATATACAGAATGAGTATTACCGCGATTTAATAAAAGAACAAAACGGAGAGCTTGAAGACGGTATTGCGTTACTCCGCAGAAGAAACAGTTTAGCTGATTTAGAAAACAGGCGTCAAAGAGAACAGGATGCTGCAAATCGTAAGGCAGCAAGCGAAGCGAAACGGGCCGAGCGGGAAGCCAAGCGCATACAAGATGAAGCAGATAGAGCAGCGCGTGCAACCCAGGCACTCAGTATTGAGCTACGGCTTTCACGGTTGATTACGGACCAAAACATCGAGATTGCTAAAGCCCGCCGAGACGGCAATTCTGAACTTGTCTACACACTGCAAATAGAGAAAGAGCGGAATGTATTAGCTGCAAACATAGCAAAAATTAAGAATGAGGACTTATCCGCACAGGATGAAGCACTAAAAATTGCTATTGCCCGAGAACAGACTGCACAGAGGTTAAATAATTTAGAGCAAGCAAAGTTAGATCGTGAAAAAGACATACAGGATGCTGTAGATAAAAATTTACGCAGCATTGAGAATGAAATACAATTAAGCAAAGCACGTTTGGACGGAAGGGAAGAGCAGGTTAAGATCGAGCAAGAGTTAAAAGCTATAACTGAAAGCATTGAGGATATAGGCGCTGCCGATATAGAAAACATTAAAACAAAGCTAATACTCCTGCAAGAGCAACTAGCTAGCGAAAAAGCTATCCAGGAAGTACGCGATATTCAGCAGCGCACGGCGACTGCTGGTGCGGGCCTTCGCGCAGGTTTCATCGGCCAAGCAGGCCAAGCATTTGAACAACAACTACAGCAAGGTGCTACAGCAGAACGCGCCACCGAAATTGCTTTGCTAACTAGGGAGATGGAGCTTGCTGAACTGCAAGCACAATCTTTACAAAATGCTGTGCTTGGTATTGGCGATGCTTTTGCAACGGCAATGACTACAGGCGTAGCAGAGCTTATTGCTGGGACGAAGAGCGCCGAAGAAGTATTTAGTAATTTCTTAAAGGGTGTTGCTAACGCACTTCTTCAATCAGCGCAACAGATGATCGCCACCTACATCGCTATTGGCATTGCCCGTGCGTTTGCTGGGATGGGTAGAGGCAGTGAAGGCGATGGTCTGAACCTCACCGCTATTGAGCAGTATTCAGGAGTCGGAGCCAACACTCCTGTTTCTCCAGGCTTTGCAGAGGGTGGTTATGTTTCAGGTCCAACCCGCGCACTAATCGGTGAAGGTGGTGAGCCTGAATACATCATCCCAGAAAGCAAGATGCGTGAAAGCATGTCGCGTTACTCACGCGGTGCAAGAGGTGGATCAGTTATTCCTGAGAGTGGTGGTGGCGGTAACGTAATGGATGGTGGCGGTGGCACTGCTGTTGCCGCACCAATCGACGTCCGCTATACAGTGGAACGGATCAATAGCGTTGATTATGTGACCGCCGATCAATTCCAAGCCGGCATGAGGCAAGCTGCCAATCAAGGTGCTAAACAAGGTGAACAGCAAACACTGAAGCGGTTGCAGATGAGCAGCAGCACTCGTAAGAGGATCGGGATGTGAGCCAGTACGCTTTCGGCCATGCGATCAGAATTAAGCGAAGGGGTCAAGCAAACTTTCGCTTTCAGAATTTCTTTATCGGCAAACAGATTACGCATAGCGGAAACACATATAACTTTGTGCCTTTTGGCTTTTCAGGTGTTACTGTCAATCGCACTGGCGATGGCCTAGAAGCTACTTTGGTCTTTCCCAATAATGACTTGACGCGTAGCTGGGCAGTAACAGCGATTGAAACGCGTCATCTGATTGAAGTTGACGTGCTGATCATTGAAGATTCAGACCCTGAGACTGGGCCAAGTGCAGCACACAATATCGTGCATACTTACATTGGACAGGTTACAGGCGGCCAGTGGGATAATGTATCCTTGAATTTAGAACTCAGTTCAGTGCTGGACGCTGTTGGAACGGACATTCCAAGAAGAGCACTGACACGCAAGATTGTGGGCAATCTGCCAATTAGCAACAATGTCAGATTGCAGTGATCTAATTGGGATGCCGTATCGGCTTGGTGCCGATGGCAGTGATGGCTATATCGACTGCATCCACCTGTGCTACGAGGTGCTGGAGCGGCTGAACATCGACGCGCCACCGTTTAAGCAATCCTGGTATGAGGCGAGTAAGTGGGCAATCTGCCGTGACCTGATGCGTTGGGGTGTCCGTGTAAAAAAGCCAGAGTATGATGGGGACATTCTGCTACTTCCGCAGCAGTCCTGGGCATTTGCAGTCACATGGCAAACGGGAATCTTGTACGTCAATCGAATGTCGGAAAAGATTCAGTGGTCTTCGGCCCGACTGTTTACGACGTACCACTGCTTCCGTACGAAAAGCAGCTTATACAAACGATTGGGATAACAGAGGAAGAGTATCGGAAGTTTGCTGCTGAGGTACGGCGTCGTGGACGCTTGAGGCCAGCGGAGTATGAGCATATTCCTGATATTCGTTGCGAAGCTACAACAATAATCCTTGTCAACCTTGCCATCAGCCTTGTGCTGACGGGTGTTGCTTACCTGCTGACACCAAAGCCTAAGATGCCTAGCGCGGCACGAAAAGGCGGCGTTGTTGATCTTGAAGGCTTTACTGGGCCAACACGGTTCACGCCATCAAGAGGCTTTGAAACGCTGGCAGACATTGCTGATTATGCCTCACCAATACCGATTGTATTTGGGCTATACGATAGTTCTGACAAGGTTGGCGGGATGCTTGTTACACCGAAAATGGTGTGGTCTCGTATGTTTAGCCATGGGGTGCATCAACAGGCGAAAATGTTGTTTGTGGTTGGGGAACAGGGCTTAAGAAATGAAGACGGACCCAGCGGAATTGTGGAGCCAGATTTAGAAGGTATTTTTCTTGGTAATAACGCTTTAGATCAAATTTTTGAAAATCAGTTTGCCTTTTATTTTAGACGAAACACTGATAGGCATAACCGCATTATTGGTAGTGATTTCCAGTATGGAACAAAAGGTAAAATTAGCACAGGTGATCCTGATGGTCCTAGGGGTGACGAAGAGGTATTCCTGTGTCCGACAAGAGCGGCTGATGCTGATGTGGCTTTTTGCCACGCGTATTCGCCAGCAAACGCAACAGAATTTGGCCTTTATGACCCAATAGCTAACGGCACATCATATCGCCTTAATTATCAGGCGATGACAGTATTCAAGCATAAAGACGGCGAGAAAAATAAATTTGCCAATAAAGATACGATTAAAACTCAAATAGCAGAAAGGGTCAGGGTAATAGGCGATCAAAACCACGCTAGGGACAATTTACCTGCCAAAACAAAATATAGAGACTCCGACTATTTAGAAGATGTAATGAAAGACAAGGAGAAGTTCGCAGAAGGTAAAGGCCGAAATTATAGTCCGAGAATGGGTATTTTTAAAGTCACAAGAAATCCTGGTGCGGCAAATGAAGAAGAAATTAAAACAGATAGTGACCAGCTGAAAAAAGTTATAAGCGTAGCCGAAGGCGATACGGCAACATTTCTTATTTCACACACGACGATTCCGCAAAATTTATATCAAACTGGAGGCAGAGGTCCAGGCACTCAAGACATTAACGATTCTGTCCGAGCCATGCAATTTGCGGCAGATGAAGTCATGCAACTCGGAGAAGTATTTAGTATTGGTGGAACGGTATGGACAGTAACGAAACGAAAATTTGCCCGCTACGATCCCGACACAATAAATGTTGATGAGACCCCAAATGTTGATGACAGAGATCAACTAATTACGTTAGAGTGTATTGATACAAGCAAGTGTTTTGGTCCACCAGAAATTGGAATTGTAAACGAAAACCTGGTGATTAAACCTGGCGACAACAGGAGACATTATATTGACGACATTTCAAATGTTGGAGAAGCATTTTTCCCGATTACAAAATACTCTGTTGCTAGTGTCAGAAATAATCGGCCAGCCGCCATTACTGAGATCGGCATAAAAAGCACAGTATTTCAGAACTTAAAAGGTATTTGCGCTTTTAGTGGCACCCCTGGTCCTACAGAACTTGTAGAGTTAGGCAATGATGGTCAGCGAATCAACAATGGTGTGTTTACGGGATCAATCCTTAGGTCTTCTGTTTTCAGGCTTTACCTAAGGAAAGCTGGGCATGTTGAAGGCAAAAAAGGTTTTGATTTTGCGCCGTTTCCAACTTTGTTTGTGATTAGAGGTAGCAAGCCC